TCCAAGATGCGTGGTTACGCTGTGCCAGCGGATCGGAATCCGAAGGTTTGGCGTTCACGATCATCGGAGTAATGGCTGCTTTTCCCTTTAGAGGAACGAGGCCATAAGCGTCTTTTGCAAAGATCAAGATCGGATACACGTCAGCGATACCACCCGTCTCAAGGACGCTGGAACCACCGGTTGCGCCACCGCCACGCCACGGCTCAACCAGAGTCGAAGCAACAAAGCGCACTTTACCAATCGCACCAATCTCGTTGTCCCACGGTGAAACTGAACCGTAGTCTTTCGGGCTGGTGAAGCCGGTAATTTTTTCGAGGTTGTAACGCATGTCGGTATGACACACACCCACGAATGCAGGTAGAATGGCCTCTGTACCGTAAGACGGGGTACTTCGAACCATACTCATCAGCGGTTTGGCAAGCTGACGTTCCAGAGTTCTCTCTGCCCTACGGAAATCGGCAAGAGCAACAATGGTGTTAACATCGGTACGGGCTGTACCGTTAGCATAGATAACGTTGGTACCGGCTTTAAGAACGTTGAAACGAGCCGACTCCAGAATTATCGGTGCTTGCTCCCCAAGAATCTCAATAGCTTCTTGCAGGACGGGGTCTTCGTGAGTATCCATAACCACATCGGATATCTCCACTCTGTCGCCGTACTGGACAAGGGTAGCTGTCAAGTCTTGTTTGTCAAGAGCGGTTGCGGAAGGCGTTACACCCTCTGACAACTGCTTTTGGGTAGGATCAAAATTGTCGGTAGAGAAATACGCTGCCGGTGTAAAGGTACTCAGGCTTGCGTCTTTCAGGAAGTATCGCCGGAACGACACTGTCTTGGTCGAGTTTTTAGGAAGCGGTTTTGACTGACCGAACTTCTCAAAAACGAGTACGGGCATTCCACGTTTCAGTAGTTCACGGACAACGTAGGCTGCGGTTCGTGGAGAAATGTCTCCATAAATGATTTGTCCCATAATAATAATATCTCCTTATAAAGATACGGTTACTTCTCTTTGGCTTTGTCTTTTTTCTCTAAGTCGTCCCAAGCCCCATCAAAGTCGTCCTTGGTGATTTTGGTCTTACCCTTCTTGGCACCAGCACTGGCTGCGGGTACGGCCTCTATCTCCTTGGCCTTCTCCTGTTTCTTGAGATCAGCCTCAGTAGAATTGGTTGAAGTTGATTCGTTGCTCTTACCAGATGCACGTTTGTAGCTATCGAACATGTCAATAACTTCCTGTGCTGACCCTTTCTTGATTATCTCAGTAAGACGTGGCTGCAAGTATCCGGGCTGTCTTCCAATCCAAGTTTTCAGTGCGCCTGAGTCGAAAATCTTTTCCCAATCAGGGTGGGCAGCGTTGATTTTTTCCATGTGGACACGGTCTAAATCTTCCTGCGCTGTCTCCTGCGCTGTGGCTTGGTTTGTTTCCAGCGTTTCAATCTTGTCGCCAATCTTTTCGTTGAAAATCTTAGTAGCTAACTTCTCCGCTACCTTTTTCATTGGGCCTTCCAGATCAGGGTACTCTTTAAAGAACTTTCCCAATTCCGCATCGTCTTCTTCAAGGGAAGCATTCTTGTCCGAATCTTTGCTTTGTCCCGTAGTCTTTGCGTCCTTAAGTTTTTGTTCAGCCTCGACCGCTCTCTTATCTGCGGCCTTGAGTCTGCCTTCCCATGATCGCATTTTCTGAGCCTGTGCTTCTTGCTCCGTTTTCAATGCTGCAATCTCTGTATCACGGGGATCGGTGATCAGACCTTCATCCTTACTATCCGGTTCTTTTTCGGATTTGACCGGGGCAGGATTGAGTAAATCACCGTCAACGTTCTCAGTGGACTGAGACTCTTTTTCGTCCTTTTCTAACTGAGCCTCCTGATCCTTTTGGATTTGTTCTAATGTTTTTTCCTCGTCAGCATCTTTTTTTAATGCTGGTGTTTTATCGCCGTCCAGTTCATCCCACTCAGCATCAAATTCATCCTGTGCGGGGTTGTCGGGTTCAAGAGCCTGTAGCTCTTTAAGCTCGTCTGCTTCATCGTTCTTGAGTGCGTCCATTGCCAATAGTACTTCAAGTCTTGCTTTTTGTTCTGAGTTTAACATAGCGTCTCCTAACGTATCCCGTATCCTTTGCAGGGCAGGGCATTAATTGACAGGTTCCCTCCTGTCTGGTTATGCACCAAAACCTCCATCATAATCTTCGGTTCTGATTTTGGGGCCAATCCCCTTGTGGATTAGTTTTAACTCACGGATCGCACCTTGGTTCTTCATAAAATCTTCGGACTCTGCTGTGTCGTTTTTCGCTCTCAAGTCGTTTATCCAAATGGATACGAGTTTCCGAAAGGCACGTCCGGCATCCGTTTGTGCAAATTCATTAACTTCGGTCATTGCTTCTCTCTTAGTCATAAGTCCCTCCTAACTTATTGGCCGGGGTTTGGTTTAATTTCTGTGCCCCCACCCGCTAAACCTTTATTGCCGCCGCCACCTAATGACTTGGTGGCATCTTCGGGTTCCGTGGTTACGCCCGGATCATTACTCATGTGGCCACCGGACTTCGCTTTGATCATGGCAATCTCTTTTTCGAACTCTTCATTTGCTGCGATTGCTTCGTTACGACTCTTCTCTTCAATCTTGACGGTGTTCGGGTCTTTGATCAAGTCCATGTCGTCAAGGTCGAGTACTCTTGTATATTCGCGCAGCACGTTGTCACGCTTCGTATACATAAGATCGGTCGGGTTATTGGTAACGTTCATAAACTGTATCAATGACTCTGCCTTTACTTCTCTTGCGATTAGAGATGTGCTACCCTTTGCCATTACCTGATAATCACCTTTGATGTTTTCCTTTGGTGAAAACTCCATGTTCCAGAAGTACAATCCTTTAATAAAAGGAAGAGTGATACCATCATCAAAGTTCTTAATCTGATCTTTGACAGTGACATTGGCTGCACCCATTAGCATTGATAGGCCGGAGGCAGTCTTACCAGCACCACCAACATTCTGCGAGTCTCCATACATGTATCGTGGGATAGCCGTTACTTCATCAGATGCGCTCATGAAGAAATTAATCATGGCCATAAACTCATTGGTATACGATGGTAGACTGTATACCCGGATAGCCTGAGCCGCTGCGTCAGAACCCTGACCGTCTCGTAGGAATACACGGAACGGATATAAATCCTTCGGGTCTTCATTCGGCTCCAGCAGGTCTGTGTTGGCCTCAATGATCGGGCCAGCAGAGATAGCTGCATTATCAAGCATTGCTCTGACAGATGCGTTAAAGAGCTTCTGAGCGTCTCTCATGATGGATGGGATACCTTCACCCCAAACACTGGTATCGTCCTTATCATAGTAATAAAAGTGATAGGGTAGTCGCACGCCTTCGATGTGAGACACATTCGCTTTGACTATAATGTCACCCAAAATCCAAACGTTCGCGGCAACCTCAAGCTCAAACTCTTCCGGTATGTTCACACCAGAATCTCTGAGTTTATCTGCACTGAGAAAGCCCCAATACTCTTTTAGCTCATACTTACCTTTACGGCTGATATGGGCCGGGCCAGCAGATTCATGCTTGCTGTTAAAGTTGTCATTCGTAGATGTGTCGTTAAGGCTCCTCAGATCGTTCTCAAACGTCTTTAGCTCAGCATCACCATCTGGATGCTGCCGGAGATAAGCCTTGATTGCTTCGCCATTGAAGTCCTCTCTCATGGCAAGCTCGACAACCTTATGGCGGCCCATAACGTATCGCTGGAAGACTCCCCTCATTTCGTCCGGGTGCCTTGCAGACATGTCGGGATATACGTCCCAAACCGACACGTTTTCACAATAGGGCGTTAACTTCGACATTTCAATGGTTACCCATTCGCCGGTTTCCTTATTTGGTAACCAGCGTTTGGACTTTACCGTTTTGGCCAATGGGCCTTTCAAGATGCCTGTGCCATAAAGGTTACCATCGAAAATCGTTTGACGGATAATCCAGCGGTACTTAAGAGCGTTTAACTGGTCGTGCATTTCTTGCTCCATGTTTCGCGCACGCTTCTCAGCCTCTTCATTGATGAACTTACGGATCAACTCTTCCGTAGGTGTCTCGCCGGTCTGCTCTTGGTATTGCAGCATGATCCCCTGTATGACCTCTGGCAGTAGCTCAGGGATCGGAGACGGGTTAATCGACCAGTTCTTGTCGCCATTAGCAGGGAAAAGTAAGTCAGTTTCCCTTGCGGATACCGTCTTGGTCTTCGTCCGGGTCAGGCTTAAGAAAGCCTTGGATCGTTTCGGATGAAGTTTAGTCAGCACTTCCGGGTCATACTCCCCGCGATACTGGCGAAGGTCTTTAATCCAGCGTTCCTCTGTAAGTCGTTTATCACCTTCATACTCATTGAACATTGACAGAAGAGACATACCCATATCAGATTGGTACCTGTCTAAGTCTCGTAATTGGTCAATATCTTTTCCTTCGGATTCTGCCTGTGCAATTTGGTCAAAGGCTTCGTCAAATTTTTGATCTGGCATAAGTTTACCTTTTAGTATCCGGCTGAGCTATCTGCCGGGCCGTTAGTAATCGTAGCAGTATGCTTTTTCGTACCGGTCAAAACCTTTCGGCGTTTGGCCGTTCTCCCCCCCGTAAGCTCCATCACTGCATACTGTAAAGCGTCATGGATATGCGAGTAAATATTCTTGTCAGCCTTCTCATGAAATCTTGGGTCAGAGTTACCGGCTGACATTGCCAATCGTTTCTTTTCAAAATGGTACTCACTGATAAAGCCCTTGCGGAGCATTACACAGTTTGGATTAAGAATCAGTCCTTTGATTTTACGCAGAACGTGTACCACTGACTCTTTACGTTTTGTCCAGTTATTTGTGAGGCCCGTGCGGTATGGTAGGCCAGCCTTTTTTATAACTTCACAGGCTGAGCGCATATCATTATCTGACCGCTTGGTCGCAGAGGGATCAACAATTACTGTATAGTTAAATCCCTGATAGTGATTAACCAGATGTGGTTTTAAGTGATCCTCACAAAACTTCTCAATAGAACAATCTTCGGTTACGATTTCGTCCAGAACCAGAACCTCACCCATCGGTGTTAGCTGACAGATAGCGGCTGCGGGTGTCAATCCTAAGTCCATACCAATTACCAGCGGTAAGCCCTTCAATGGCTTGTGCGGGTTCTGAGCGGTATGTAGCTTGTCATTAAACTCTGGATACACCGGGCGGCCCTGTTGCATAAGACCATAGTTATTTAAGATCATAATGTTGACCCAATCTGCTTTGGCCCCGTACACCTGATCTTGATAGTAATCGGCAGGGAGATTCATTACGTTGTCTGCCGACATGTTGATTATGTAGTTATTGCCCTCAACATCAATAATAGGATCGTCTTGGTTTATCCGTGGATCGTTATTCTCCACCAATAGTAACGCTGGCGGTTGATGGTAAAAGCCGTGCTTCGGTGGTTTCTCTTCCTCAGCGATTTTGTAAAGCCAGTGCGAAGTATCAACGGAGTTGTAGTCGCACACGATAAACGGATCAACCGGTCTTACACGGGTGTCTCCCGGCTCTTGCGGAAAACGGTTAATCCTTGACTTTGACATCTGGTGGATACCACGGGGTATCTCTGCTGTTTCATTGATGTGCATACCCGTTAGCTCTAACGATTGCAGCTTATTAATGTCGTCTTCTCTGTCGAGCGCAATGAAGACAAGCTCTATATCCACCATCGTTTCACCGTCCGGGTGAGGGAAACGTAGCTCACCGCGAATAGGCGTATCGTAAACGATGTTGACCATCCCTTTGAACCAGTT